ACAGCTTTTAACTGTATAGTGTAGTTACCTGTTCTGGTAAACTTAAGAATACCAGAATCTGCATCCCATATCCCAAAAGGATCACGTAAACCCTCGTCTGCATTAAAAGGAGAAGCAGATGGAACAGCACCTTCACCACTAAGGTTGTTCACCCAGTGGGTTATTGGTGATGGTGGAGATGGTGTATAAGCAGGGATCTGATCGTCGTAGTAAGTGGTAGAAGTAGGATTGGATCCAAATATCTTTAAGTTGGTGTTACTTGGTATTTCTGAAGAGTCATAACACAACAGAATTAATTTCTTAAAATCCTCAGACTCGAAAAAGGCAGATTCATAATTAAAGTCCAGTCCGTCAAAGATGTTGTCGACCAAATACTTTAAGAAGGCATAGAACGTAAAGTTGTATCCTACAATCAGACCTATATCGTTCTCGTCTGTAGGAGGGGTGGCGCTATTTGTGAATATCTTTGTCTTTCCTGTGGTAGCATAGACTTGGACACCGTCGTCATATTGTGCGCCACTTTCTGCTGCCTTGAATCCCCAGTCGGGATATGCAAGAGTAAAACCAGAATATGAGGTGCCGTTAATGGTAAAAGTGTCGTCAGCTGAGGTGGCAGAGAACATATCATAAACCTCTTGCCCGTTGGTGATGAAGTTCGAGAAGAGGTTTAAGTCACGCATGTTCTTGTTCTCCAACTCATCGAAAATGTTAATTTGGGTAGCCAGGAAATTAACCTCAAAGGAATTAACCTCCCCTCGACCAATAATTGCTTTGGTTAATTCTAATTGTCCTGTGAAGGCTAAAATCCCGTCTACATAAAGTTGTGCTTCTTGAACAGGTAAATGCCATTCGTTACCGTTTACTATTTCCCCGTTATAAGTTTTAAAGGGAACATCGGTAGACATCATGTAAGCGTATTCGAAAGCTATAGAATTACGCTTTGTGCCTGGAAGTAAGAAGTTTTTGCTAAAAGGAGATTTCTTAACCGAAGCATCTTTTACATCTGCTATTTGGTAAGAAATTGGAATACTTTCGTTTTCAAAAAGATCCAGCGAATATCCTCTTTCGTCATCTGTTCTGATCAAGGATCCAATTTGGGAAACTCCAGATCCAGATGTGAAGTAGTTATAGACGTTGGTCTTTTTTGTTAATAACAGTTCTATCATTATAGGATCTGAGATTTTCTATTGTAAGCTAAAGAATATTGGAATTCTACAATCTTAATTTTGTCTTGGTTTACATACTGCGAGTAAGAAGCAGAATCTATAATTACCGGAATAAACGTACCATCTGACTGTACCTCGTAAACATCGGGAGACATGAACAGGGATTCCAACCAGGTAACTGTAGCTTCATCCTCATAGTTTGTATTCACAATCTTAGATCTCGTTGCAACATTGGAAGTATTAAGTCTACCTCTTTGCCCTTTAGTATACCCCGGGGTTAAAGTTCGATCCCCAATGACTCTTTGCACATCCAGTTGTTTTCCCGTCAGACAATTAAAGCTGTATGAATCATATCCGCCGAGCGAGTTAAGCCAGGTTAAGGTTACTTTTTCGCAAGAAGAGCAGTTATCGCAGTTGTCTTCTGAATATGCAATGGTTTCTGTTAATGTGTTGCCGTTGGCATCAGTTACATACACTGAGAAGCCTCCAGTAACTCCAGCCCCTGCAGTTCCCACGTTGAGGTAAGCAAAACGAACTTGGTCTGAATTGGCTGCGATAGGATATTGGGTCGAAGCAGTTGCACCTGTTGGTAAGACATTCCAGTAGGCAGATCTACCATCTATATTCCAAGTGTCTACTTGCTTAATAATAGGGGCTGAAGACTCCCCGATATTCTTCCAAACAAAACCAATGTAATCCCAATCTTGGGTTGCGACATAATCAGTTACTGTGTATTGAATAAAACCACCATTGTTTGATTCTGACATTACTACAATTGGTTGGGGTTCGGTATCTCCTGGATTTAAACCCATTAGCCACATTTCGTTAGTAGTGGCAGCACCAGCCCATCCAGTTGATGTAGACAATGAAACATTAATAACAGCACCTTGGTATACTGGTCCAATTGGTGTGTTAGTGGTAACGTAGTGTGAGTATTCACCACTTCCAATTACGGTATAATCTGGTCTAATACCATTACCACCTATAGTCTGCCAACCAGAACCCGTTGTGCCCACACCTACAATTTCTTGCCAGTAATTGGTGTAGTTGGATGGAGTTTGGTAGTTCTGGGCACTTGTGGGTTGGATAAGATCGTCTTTGTCTCTGATAAAACCAGCGGATGCTCCAACCACGGTGTAAAGCAGGTCGTTGGTAAGTGTGCATCTTGTGTTAGGTCCATCGGTTAGAAAGTTAACCCCAGTTAACCCCGGTTGCAGTATGTAGCTGTCTTGGTTGTAACTTGGGTAATCCTCGTCGAGCAGGATTGAGTTCCAGAGGTAATGGGTTCCACCTGTTGCACTGTCCATGCCGGTTGCACCAGAGGTGGTTACGTATTCTTGTCCATATACTATACGGAATTTCTTAATCCCCGCTCCTGTAGTTCCAGTATTTGTGGGGTATTCTAAAGGTGTGATAACATAAGTCTTAGCCACAGCCATTGGGGAAAAGTAACCCAAACCAGTTACGGGTCTTGGTGGTACACGGAAGGTACCTACAACATCTGCCCCAGTACTACCCGTAGTAAAGGCAGTGTCGGTGTCTGTGATCTGCAGGCGGTAACGATAGACAAAAGAATCTTCGTTTTTGTCTGTAGAATCTGTTTCAAACCATGCAATATTCTCAGATGGTAAGTACTGATTATTTGGTTCTGTAGTCGTGTATGCCATGTTATTTGTTTACGCTTTCTATTGTTCTTACAATAACCTCTTCGATCTGTGGGGTTAACTGTTGTTCGAAGCCGGTTGCTGCTGCATCTGTTATTGCATCTATAGCATTTTGTACCCAGGGTCTGGGTTCTATACCAAACTTGTATATGTTTACCCTGGCTCCATAGGGTAGGTTACCTCCGATCATCTTAAACTGCCCAGAATATCTGTAACTCTTTCCGTCATAACCAGCCCCTGTTCTACCACTTAGTGTTCCTTGTACACCAGCGTCTAAGAAAAGCCCATAGTCATTAAATTCCAATACGTAAACGGGTTCATCCGCTGTGCCTTCTACAGTAACCTGGCAAGAGCGGAAAAGGGAACCAGTCTGCTGCTTGATTCCCGATCTGTTTAGTTCCTCTTGTGCTATAACAGTTAAGAGGTTTTGGAATTCATATGGATCTAACTCTACTTGCATTAATTAAAAGGTAGATTGGGGGTACAGTTATCTTGGAAGATGTTTATTGTTAGTGTCATTGTTGCTCCTGCACAGTAGTCTTTAAACCTCTCCTGGAAAGGTAGTATAAGTGTACCTGTTTGGGGAGACCAAGAATCGTTTCCGTCTATGTACAAAAGCTTAGTGTATATGTCAATCAGAATACCAGTACAATCCGAGATCACATCATCGAAGTTGGACTTATCTGGGAGAAGCATATCGAAGCAGACCAATTGGAACTGGTAAGCAAAGATCCCATCCCTGGGTACGTTAACCTGGGAAGGTATAATATAGACTGTCGGAGGGGTAAAATCCGGCATGTCATCTATGTCGGTTAAGAACCCATAGCGTACATCGCTAACCATTTTGTGAGCCGATGCTGTGTCCCTAAGTCTATCGACTAATTGTAGTTGTGTAGTTACTGGCATATAAGTAAATATGAAAACTTAAAATATTTCTATCGGTTGGCCCTTATCCTCGCTGCTTCCAGTTCTTCAGCCTTAGCTTTATCGGTTAAGTAAGCAATGGTGGTAAGTATTGTAAGGTAATTTTGTTTGGCTACATTGTCTAAATTTGCAGCATTCTCTCCGGAGATTCTCCAGAGTATTGGGAACCATCCCCAGCCACTTAAGTCTGCTCTTGCCTGTCCCTGATCAAGGTAGCTTGAGTCCTCATCGTCTTCACTGTTTCCTTTAACATCATCACCATAGATCTGCGGGAATCTTTCTGCAACTCCCTTGATAAAATCAAAAAAAAAGTTGCAACGTTGTGTGCTGCCGAAGCTGGTGCTTGCTTTATAGCCTTATAGCGCATGTCACATTTAACGGGATCGTATTCTTCGATCTCGAACTTTATAGAGTCTAAGAGTCGGTACACCATCTTTAATGCCCAGACTGTTGTGGTTCTTTTAGCAATGGCTTCCATGGTTCTAAGTTTAAATCTGTTCCACCTGTTCATCTTAGTTACCGGGCGGTACAGATAAGACACCATGGTGGCTAAGTTCTCTTGGACATTCTTGCCCTCTTCGGTAAGGTCGGCAAACAGACCAAAGGAAAGGTCGTTCATATCTTGGAACCCATAGAGTACACCATCGAGGGTAAAGAACTTTGTAAAGAATGGATCTAACTTTGGAGTAAGATCCCCAATGTGCATTGTCTTAATCTCGGATAACTTAATATCGTTTTTGTTCTTCCCCGTTAATGCCCAGATTACCTGATCGGTCTTAGGAGATTCCCCAAGGGTTACTAAACGGGAGTATTGTTCGACAGTAAGTTTATTCCAATTGTAAACCATAGATTTTATAAAGTGTAAAGTGTTTGTTCTTATACTATGTATCTTTTCTTAAATTTCGTTTTTTTAGGTCGTCGGGGGTCCTTATATTTGTACCATAATTAACAGATAATAGAATGGAAAAAACAGAATTACAAGAATGGATCAACGGTGTAAGACAAGAAAGTCTACGTAAGGGAGGGGAAATCGAAACATACGTAAGGGAACCTCGAGGTCACTTCCTTTATATCTACTTTCCTAAAAACTTTTATTACGGATTTAAGATCGTGTATAACATGGATGTTTCCGATATACTCCATATTGGACTTACCGGAGAATGTGGTAAATCCCCCTTTAGTGGAGATTTAGGAGGTTTAACTTACAATTGGAAGGACATGTCCCCCCAAGAATTTATTCATAATGTAATACACGACATTTGTGATTTTATGCAAGAAAAAATGTTTGCATGAAACTAACCATCTCGTTGGAGGACTTTGAAAGGGCGAGGCAGATGTGGGGTGAACCAAGACACTTACCCTTGCCTGCTTCGGTGTTAAGAACCGTGTGGCAGATCAGGGTACATTCGGGTCGTAACTTTGATAGTCTGATTATTGTGTATCCCGAGGGTTCGTGGTCTGAGTTTCCCCTGCCTGCGAATAAGGAGTCACATATTTTATCCGAGTGTCGTCCATCTCGTTTGATGGACCTACCGGACCGCTTTGGGTTAAAGTCGTGGTATGCTGAGGAGATTGAAGAACAGTCTCCTTCGGTCCGAAGACCTGATCATCCGAAATCTTAACCTCACCCCGTTGGATCTTGGCTAACATTTCTTGTGGTGTCATTCCTTGGGCCTTAATATAATTAAGCACTTGGTTTTGTTGTGCTTTCTTCTGGGCATTCCTTGCCTTAATTTTCTTTCTGTGTGCTTTCCTGTTCTTACCCATGGCTTTTCATAGTTGGTACTGCAATCAAAGGACCAGATCTGTGTTTACTCATAGCATATCTTAATGCATCCATTAAATGGTTGTGGTCATCTATAGGTTTATCAGTGCCTTGTTTATAAGAGTAAAACTGATATTCCTCTATAAGGTTTTTAGATTCAGGATCTACATTCACCTCGAACTCTTTAACCTTGTTTATGCCTGCCCTGATAGAATCCGGACCTTTAGCAGCGGGCTTTATATTTCTAAACCCTCTTCTTTTTAATTCTTCAATGCTTTTTGGTTCTGCAGAATCTGCATAGATGGTGGCCAACTTGTGTATACCCTTATCCTCGAGGATATCTGCTAAGTCGTCATTTGTAAGACCTTGGGCATAGACAATCTCTTTAATCCAAAGTCGTTTACCCCTTTTACGAACCTCGATCACAGCACAGGGATCTGTGGCAAATCCAAAGTCCAGGCCGTATAGGATCTCTGACTCTGGATCGGGTTGCCAGTCGAACTTCCAGTTCTTAAAAATCTGTCCTTCACCAATATCAGACCATTGACCTAAGATGTGGTGGGAATAGTATTCTGGGTCGTCTGTCTTAGCACGTTCCCATTCGTCCATCTTCTTGGGATCTAAGTTGTCGTAATTATCATGGTAGGTGGTGTGGATAAATCCGTGGTCCATACCCCATTTTGGGTGTGGCTGTCCGTCTGGGGTATAGAACCTACGGAATATCCAGTGTGTCTTAGAGGTTGGGTTAAACAAGAGGAAGATCTTGCGTTCGATCCCTTTAGTCCTAAAAGAGTCAATAAGTTTAATGTACTCCTGTTCGCTCGGTAACTCGGTTGCTTCGTCTACCAATAAATGGGAAACCCTCGCCAAACCTTTTCCTCGGGCTGTCATTGTCCCCTCTTGTAATTTCATAGAGTGGGTAATAATCATATTGTCGTTCTTGGTGTTCTTAATCTCGTCTCCTTTAATTTCTAAGAAGGGAGTTAAACCCCAGTCTGTTATGATGTCTACAATATCTCGGTAGATCGAAGTCGTTAAGGCCCTTTGGGTATACCTCGCGATCACCCCGCGAAAGTAATCGTCACCCATTAATTTCATAACAAAGTAAGCAGCTATGTTTGTAGATTTACCTGAAGCTCTGCCACCTGAGATAATCCAGTAGGTCTTATCCTCGTAAAAGACGGGAGCATAGGCATCTAAAAACTTAAACTGCTTCTTCATCTCTTTCTTAGTACAATCGCTGTTTGGTAGGTCGGAACCTGTACCCCTGGGAATTTCTTAGGGTAAGTAGACATGTGTAATGTCGGTGGCCAGTGTTTGTGGGTGTACGCCCCGTAATATTCCATCTCTGGGTTATTCTTAATTACCTCGTCAGTTACCATCTTGTGTAAAAGGTAAGGTTCTTTGTTACGGGTCATATCTTTAATAATGGTAATAAAGTAACCCCCGGGCTTTAAGTATTTGATAGACTTAGTGTACATTGTGTTTACTAAATCCCAATATTCGTCTCCCTTTTTCTTTCCTATATTATCAGAGTGGTTATAGTCGAAAGATTCATCCCGGTAATATCTCTTTCCGATCTTAACTGACCCGTCTTCTCCAACATCTTCTGCCTTCCAAGATTTCCTTTCTGGGGAGTCAGAGGATTTACCACTCAGAGTTGGGTAAGGGGTTCCGTTTAAAATCAGTTGTATACTGTTTTCCTTAATATCCCATTCGTCCAGGTATTGGTCAATGTTTTTAGCATCCCCTTGACGGAAAAGATATTTCCCGGTAGAATGGGGTTCTTGTGCATCGATATTACTCTGTCCAATGTGGGGATATTCGAGTTCTATGCCTATTCCGTTACGCCCATTGTTGATGGCTTCGATAACTGCGGTTCCCGTTCCCACTGTAGGATCTAAAACCCAATCTCCTGGTTCTGTAAAGTTGTGGATCGCCCATCGGTAACCCTGAAAGTGCCCAGCATCTAAATGCTTATCCTCGGGGTTGGGCTTAGGAAAGTAAGTCTCCTTAGCCTTAGCATGGTAAAAAAGATCTCCGTCTTTAATGTCCCCAATAAAATTACCTGTGCAATATTCACAGGTGCAGTGGTAATCTTCGGGTCTTTGGGTTGTGTGTTCTAACTGCTCTGTGGCTGTTACTTTAGTGATGCTTTGTTTTTTCTTATTTGCTCTCATCTTTTTTGGGCATAACGATATTAATCGGGTTGAAGTCTTGTCCATCCTTGCCCGTAATTTCTTTTCGGGAAACTTGAGGTACAAAACGGGTGGATATCTCTATCCAATATTTTAAAAAATCTGCTGGTGAGCGGTCATAGACCTTTTGGAGTGCATCCTGAAGTTTATCCTCGTGTCCAGCTAAGAGTGCAGCAAAAGTAGCTTTGATCGACTCGGAGGTTGCATTTCCCACTCCAGGCGGGCGGCCTTTGGGATTCCCTGATTGTCCTGGTTTAAATGGCATATTGTTTTGTTGTTCTTTACAATAGATATGAAATCAAGAATTATTTCCCATTTCATTCTCGTATTTTCTCATAAGATGTTTCCACCTATCATAATAATCCGAAGCTTTAAGTCCCTCCATCTCTCTTTGCACTCTTCGGATAAGGTCTGTTTTTCTACATTCCATGTCCTTAGATGCTTCTATAAATTCTATAACTTCCTTTAAATTTTCGAAATCCCAGATGCACTTATCTACAGCGTCATGCCCGTAACCCACATAATAACACTGTATTCTTTCAGAGGCCCTACTATAGACAACGTAGTATTCTTCGAACTTAAGGATAAAGTAAATCTCCTCGGTATCGACCTTTGTGGCATTCTTTAAACCCCATTCTAAAAGTTCGGTTACAATGTCGAAGTCTAACCTTTCTGCCTTTTCTGATTTTGTAAGTATTTTTCCCATTTAAGCAAACATGTTGATGTACTGATTCCCTTCTTCCTCCCACATCTTTAGTTCCCCTTTAATCTGGAGGTGGTTAAGTAGTAATCTTAGATCCATAGGATTTACTTTTAGTTCTAAAGCCCATTGTGAAATATCAACTTGGACCTTCTTGTCATTAACTGATTTCACAATCAAAAATGCTAATAGTTTTTCTCTCATCTTTATTTAGTTTTTTTAGTCATTGGTACGAGGTACGACTTTTTTTTGGTACACGATGCAAACGTAAGAGAGGGCCATTGTTGCAGCTTCGAGCGTTGACTTTTAAAAAAAGTCGTACCTTTCGTACCAAAGGGGTGTTTTCTTAACCGTACGATATCGTATGGAGTGTTTTCTCTGGTACGACTTTTCCCTAAAAGTCGTACCAATGGTACGACTTTTTCGTACCAAAGGACTATTTTCTTACAATTTTCTCTCTTTTCGCTGTGAACCATCTTGCTTTTCTCTTCGGTCTTGACTCAGTTTCGAACACACTTGGTACGACTTCTGGGTCAAATCTGAAAGAATCGTACCGCCATGTATTTCCTGTTCTCGTCTTAATTCCAAACTCAAATGCTAAGCATTCTTTGATCTTCTTATCCCCCTCGTCTAACCCTGTTGCTTCCTTCAAACTACCAAGATCGAAGTTGCATTCTTCATCCTCAAATTGCTCAAAAAAGTCTTCAAATGTGTCTCTGATTTTCTCGTAAATTTCTCCTTTGTTATAATCCCTAATAAAGTCTTTAGCTGCTGTGTGAAACTCCTCGGGTTCGAAATATAACCTCGGCTTCACAGGGTACTCCAATGTCGGTCCAACTACATTCACCAAGTGGTGCATGAAGTGTCCCATTTCCTTTTCTACTTTTCCGTAATAATCTTCTGTTCTCTTAGGTAACTCTGTAATTTCCCTGACCCAAAATCTTGTAGCAGCACCTTTCATTTTAAGCGGACTTAAATTGTTAGAGGAAAGTATAAACTTGCCATGAAAGTGTGTTTTATATTGGGCCTTATTCTTTCTGTCAATAAGTATAGGATCTGTCTCCGTAATTAGTCTTTTAAATTCATCCGCTACTTCATCTGGGTTCTTCCATTGTCCGGCTTCTTCTATAATTACCAGTTGGGTATTTTCGATCCAAGAATTAAATTGGGATTCAAAATCCTTAGCCTTTACTGCAACAGAATTAATAACTCCCATTAGGTTTACAAATATCTTTATGATAGCAGACTTACCCACATCCTCGGTTCCCACTAAGATTATTGCAGGTAATTTCTGTTTAGGATACAGTATACTAACCGCACACCATTTTAGAATAAGATCGTATTGTTCCCCGAATCCATGTTCCAAAGCTCCTTTAATAGTTGGGAATTCCCCAGAAGATAGTACATAATTAGGTCTTTGAAAGTGGTTCCTATATTGGTTGTGCTTACCAGTTTCTATTAAAGGGGTTTCAGAAGTGTAATCTGGTTCATAAAAGAAACCATCATAACATCTGGGTGGTCTTGCCTGAGATCCATAATCTTCTCTAAAAGTTCCTCGATCCCAAGGAATTAAGACATTCATTTCAGGATCATTCTTGTAGTATTCTGTGCCTACCCTGATGTATCGGTTAATAGATTCATAATCTAAATCCAGCACATCTTGGGTGTCGTTAGTAAATCTTTCCGAAGTGTCTTTAGCAGCAGCTTCTTTATTTTTTTCTTCCCAATAGGCTTTTCGATCTTCCATTGTGGGCACATAAATAGCCGGATCGGTATTATACTTACTATCATAAGCAGATTTAATCGGTGCACCACCGTCATGTATTTCCCCGCATTGTTTATAAATCAGTGCAGTTGTTGTGTTGATATCTAAACCAGTATTCTTAAGCATCCTGGCCAACACAAACTGATAGTTGTTGTGGTTACCTTTCTCATATCTCTGGTTCTTCATCTTATATTTCATAATCCAGTCCATCTTTAGATCTGCATCTGCATCTGAAGTGTGGACATCTGTATTAGCATTAAGATCCGGTAAGTTGTCTTCCCAGTTAACCCCGTTATCCTCGAGCCATTTTTCTACCCTTTTCAGGGGATGTCTACCGACAATCTTTTTAATCTCTTGGACAACCCCGTTATCCCTTTTACCACCGCCGAGTCTGGAATAACGAGAAGGGTTTTTACATTTCTTATCTACAATAGCACCGTATTTTTGTAGCACCTGACTTATAGATTTCCAAATAGCATCGTAATCTTCTCTGCTTACAAGATCTTCCTTTAAAGAAAGTATTAGGTGATAACTCTTTCTACCCGAATACACCATTGTACTAAAGGGAAATTTAGCCTTAGCAAAAAGAGGTATTTGTTCTTCTAAGGGAACTTCGTCAATCTCAAATAGAAAATTCCTTAGTGCACTAACATTAGAATCTGCTCTTGTCTTATCTTTCTCTAAAGGATTTATAGTAAAGAATTGTGCCTTAGGTTTTCTACCTACGCTTTTCCAAGATCTTCCTTTGGTGTCTTTGTCATACACATGATCCCCGAAGTTAACATACTCTCCGGGATTAAAAAGACATTCTAAAAATTTAAGTTGCTCATTCTTCTCCATTAACTACAGACTTAATGTTTACCATTGTATAGATTTTCAATGTGTTCTTCGAGTTCTCGAATACGAACTATTAGACTGTGCTTTGTCCAGTCTTCATATTCCCCGTGCTCGGTCAGCTTATAAGCTGCGAGTTCATCTGAAAGTTCGTGGTTAGCACGGTAGAGATCAGCGAGTCTTTGATACAGATCCGCTATGAGTTTTCTTTTGTTGCTTTGGTACATACTCCTTGTTATTAATTAGTTTATCAACAAGGGCATTCCTAAGAACAGCATCCTGACATTCCAGTATTTGGTCTACTTTCTTTAGGTAAGTATCGATGTAGTTGTTCTGAACCATTGACCTTGTTGCTTTGTCTTACATATTATAATCTATGTATCCAGTTTTGTTTCCATAATTTTTGATCTTTAAATGTCGGGACAAAAAAAAGTCCCAGGTGATAAGGAAACCTGGGACTTAAGAGAGGGTGTATGCGAATTATGGAATATTCAACAAAGCAACAGTAGAATGGTTTACGTTCGCATACTTTATTTATATGAAGACTTCCACCAGTAGTTTCCACCTAAAGATTTAGATCGGAAACAATTTTTTTCAACATCTCCAGGATTTTATCTTTATCATAGACATTATTAAAAGTATTGCCGTGCAAATAGTTGTACACATCCAACACAATCTGTCTTTCTTCTACCTTAAGTCTTTTCTTTCCTATAAAGTTAATAATAAGATCCTCTGTTTCTTCTTTACTTAAACCATTTCTGTCCCAAAAAATTTTTCTTTTTAAAGATTTACCACAACGTTTCAGGGTGTTCCAAACAAAATTCTTATCTACATCGAACTTATAAACAATGTCCATAATGGTCATATTCTTAAAATAATAAGAATGCATTATGTTGTATTCCGAAGGAAATAAGACATTCACAAATTTCATAAGGGTTTCGTAATCTTGGTCTACAGTGTAGTCGTATTCATCTACATCTGGAGTATTCCAGTCAGAAAATTCCTGTGTTTTAACCTTTCGGTATTTAGAATAAAAGGGAGAAGAAGAAGAAGACCAGAGATTTTTAGTGGTTCTGGCTACCCACCAGGTGAAAGAATCTGTTGCTTTGATTTTTTGTTTTTTCTCTTCCGAGAGTTCTATCCAAATTAAAGCCACCTCTTGGATTAGATCGTCAATCAGATCTTTGTCTTTGCAGATGTTTCTACAAATTTCCCCAATGATCGAGTATTCCTGGTTGAAGTCCAAATTTCTCCTTATGTTTTTTCCAGTGTGTAATAACAAGGTTGGGTAGTCTAAGTATAAAATTCAAATAAGTATATGGATTATACCCCATGTCATTAATTCTTAGTATTCTCTTATTTATCTCTTTGGCACTTGCATCCAAAAATGCCAAACGATCCTTTTTCCACTCGTGTCTAAATGGGTAA